CCTTTTAGAGAGTTTTGGGATTGATCCGAATGATCCCAATGATTACGGAAATATCACTGACTAAACCGCCCAACAAGGCGGTTTTTTCATGCCCTGACGCAGAAAGGAGCTGACAGCAATTGACATAGTAAAGGACAGCAGAGCCTACAGATACGCCCGGTGGTGCAGTGAGCCGGACAATCACTATGTAGGTGTGTATGTCCGGAGGCAGGCAGTGCTCTGGCTCACGATAGCAGACGGTGAGAATCCGGAAGCATATGTCAGCGAGAAACGCTGGAAGAAGATCACGAAGCTACTGAGGCTTATGATACATCCCGACCTCGGCTGTTCCATGTATGACGGACTGGAGGATTACGCTGTACTGTTCATCTATGCGCTGTTCTGCACGAAACGGCGCTCAGACCGGCTAAGATACTATGAAACAGGATTGTTAGAGATCGCACGAAAGAACTTCAAGACGTTCACATCGGCGGTCATTTTTATTATCGGAATGCTCACGGAGCCGAGATTCAGCCGTTTTTTCAGCGTAGCTCCTGATCTGAAGCTCTCCAGTGAGCTGCAACTTGCGATACGCAAGATAATCAAGTCCAGCCCGTATCTTTCAGATCCAAAGGTCTTCAAGCTGCTGCGGAAGGAAGTCCGCTGCCTTGCAAGGGACTCTGAGTATACCCCTCTTGCATACTCACAGGATAAAATGGACGGCAAGCTCGCAAATATGTTTCTTGCGGACGAGTGCGGAGCAATGGACAACTATCCCATCGAAGCAATGAGATCCTCGCAGATCGTCCTCAAAGAGAAGCTGGGTATCATAATATCCACCCAGTATCCCAGGGACAACAACGCTATGACTGATGAGATCGACATTGCAAAGAAAGCAATTGACGGTCTGCTGAATGAGCGTATCTTTGCCCTGCTCTACGAACCGGACGACTGCTACAAGACCGGCGACGCATGGCAGACGGAGGATCTTGCAATGTATCAGGCGAACCCTGCCGCTTACGCACATCCCTACATCTTTGATGACCTTGTGAAGAAGCGTCAGAAGGCGGTGCTGTACGAAAACAAGCGTGAGAACTTCCTCTGCAAGCACATGAACATCATGTACAAGGGCTTGGGTGTCGAGGGATTTATCGACATCACAAAGGTGAAGCTGTGCGCCACTCCCGATGATCCGGAGTTCTGGAAGGGACGCCGGGTATATCTCGGACTCGATCTCTCACTGTCGGATGATAATACCTCAGCTGCAATGGTGACATATCTGCCGGAAGAGGACATCATCTGCGGCAAGGTGTGGGGATTCATACCGGCTGACCGCATCAAGGAGAAGTCAGACCGGGAGCACGTTGACTATCAGCGGCTTATCCGGGAGGGAGACTGCTTCGCCTGCGGCGGGGAGGTCATCGACTACGGCTATGTTGAGAGATTTATACTGTCACTTCCGGAAAAGTACGGTGTTGAGATCGTGCAGCTCGGCTATGACCGATGGAACGCACTTTCCACAGTGCAGAAGCTGGAGAGCGCTCCGGATCCGGTGGAATGTGTTGAGATCAGGCAGCACAGCAGCATCCTGCACAGACCTACGAAGCTGCTGAGGGAGTACATACTCCGGAGATCGTTCCGGTACTTCGCTAACCGTATGCTTGAGATCAACTTTGAGAATGCACGCTGCACTGAGGATACGAACCTCAATAAGTACGTGAACAAGAAGAAATCAGCCGGCAAGGTGGACATGGTAGTCAGCACTATCAATGCTTTGTATCTGCTTCAGGTCAACGAGCTTGACGCAGAGGAGGAGTTCATCTGCCAGGTGATATGAAAGGAGCGGTAACTATAGGACTTTTCAAGAGGCGCAAAAAGGTGCAGGAGATCAGGGCTGAGCCTATGAATCAGGCAATTATCCTCACCCTTGAGGGACTGATCGGCGGCACTGACAAAGTGACACGGGCTCAGGCAATGGAGATACCCACCGTCGGGGCGTGCATCAGCAAGATAGGTGAGGAGATCGCAAAGCTGCCTGTCAGACTCTACCGCAGAGACGGCGAAGAGGTCACGGAGATCACTGACGATCCGAGACTCAGACTGCTCAACGGTGAGACCGGAGACACACTCTCAACTGTGGATATGTGGAAAGCAGCAGTCGAGGATTACTTCCTCGGCCGTGGAGCGTGGATCTTCGTGGATTCGGACGGCTTCACAGTCAGAGGTCTGCACTACGTGGACAGCAGGAGCATCGGGATACTGTCGAATGCGGATCCTGTTTTCAAGACATTCCGCATCAATATCGGAGGGCGGACATATTTTGACTTCCAGTTCATAAAGCTGCTGCGGCGCACCCGTGACGGCTGGACAAATATACCGCTCCAGGAGGACAGTAATACAGCCTTCGCAGCCGCCTACAACGCCCTGAAGCTGGAGAATCAGATGAACGCAAAGGGAGGTTGTCAGCCGGGTTTCCTCAAATCGGAAAGGCACATCAGCGACGAGTCTATCACAAAGATACGTGATAACTACAAGCAGATGTATTCCAACGACAACGGGGATCAGAAGATAGTTGTGCTCAATGCCGGTATCGACTTCCAGCCGGCAGCATCTACGGCTGCTGAGATGCAGCTTAACGAAAACAAGCGGACGAGCAGCACAGAGCTATGCAAGCTGTTCGGCTTTCCTCATACGGTCATCGACGGCGGAGCTACGGAGGACGACAACCGGAAGTACATAGCTGCTGTTGTGGCACTGCTGAATCAGATTGAGACTGCCCTTGATGCGGTTCTGCTCCTTGAATCGGAGAAGGATGAGGGGTACTACTGGGCGTTTGACACCAAGGAACTCACCCGCGGCAGCATGAAGGAGCGGTATGAAGCCTACGAGGTTGCAGTCCGGAACAACATCCTCCAGATAGACGAGATACGCCGTGAGGAGGACTATGAACCCCTCGGCTTCAACTTCGTGAAGCTCGGATTGCAGGACGTTCTCCTTAATCCGGAGACTATGGAGGTCTTTACTCCCAACACAGGGCAGACCAAGAACCTGCTTACCGGGGAGGAGAGAGCGGACGGCACTGAACTTCGTTGGGGAGACAGCTGGAAGTATCAGGACAGAGACGGTAACGGACAATGGGGAGCAAGTCGCCTCGGCAAAGGAGGAGTCAAGCCACAGTTTAGAGTTGATCCTGCTGAGACTGGCGGCGGAGAATTGTTCGGTGGTTCTGGTAAAGGCGGTTCAAGCGGAGGTAAATCCGGGAAAAAGGTTGACAAATCTGAAAAAGATGATATAATAAAACCGGAAGATGTATCTGCAACTGGTGAAAATGAGCTCAGAGTCAAAGGCTTTCCCAGTAAGCAGAAGCTGAATAACCACTGGCGGAACGGCAGAACTCACGCCGAAGAGTACAAACCTGACGGAATAACTACTAAAGAGCAGTACGAAAAACGCGGTGTTGAACTTGCCGAAAGTGCTGCTGATGGCAAGAGAATACTTGGTTATAAGACTAAAGAAGGCTTTATCTGCCGTTATGATGTCAAGAAGAACGACTATGTAAAGGCGGATATAAACAAAGGTCTTAGAACTTTATTTAAGCCAACGGAAGGAATTGATTATTTTAATTACTGGAAAGGGAAAGAGGGTGTAAAATAATGGACGATGAATTGAAATGTCCTGTTTGTGGGCAATTTTATTTCGAGGAACGAGACGATTACGATCTTTGTCCTGTTTGCGGTTGGTTCAATGATGGATTTCAGAAAGAATATCCCGATAAATTAGGCTGCAATCATAGAACGCTTAATGAACACCGTGAACAGTGGAAAAACGGCACCCTTCCCGATTACATCTATGACCTTATCGAACAGAATAAAGACAGATTACCGTCTAAGTGATTAGGCGGTTTTCTTATACCCATTTGAGGGAGGTGAGGAAATGGACGAGAAAGCACTGAAAATAGTCAGAGACTATATATTTGCGCACCTCGACAAGACGGATACTGTTCCGCCTTTTGATGTTTATATGGTCTGGAAGTGCAAAGCCTTGCAGAACTGGAAGTATCTGATCTCCAGTACGCTGTGCGACGGTATGTACTACGAACTGACCTACAACGGCGACAAGAAGGAATGGTATCTCGATGCTTACAAGAAGTTCGAGAACGTTGTGATAACTGAATAACGCTCACAAGCATTT